GTCTTTCTTTTGAGTTGTCGTCGTTTTAGTTTCGCTACTACATGCGCCAAGGCTAAGCGCTAAGAATCCCGCCATGATTACTGTTAAAATTCGTTTCAAAATAAACCCTCCTAAATTACGTTATCTAATCGTATAATATTCGCTAATTCCGAATAATATCCTTTATTTCCGTAATAAAAGGCGCTTAAACGTAAAAAATGCCCCGCAGCAATTACGCCACGGGGGAATTCTTCGTTATTTTAACTTACTCCACGTCTTATCGCCGACAATTCCGTCCGCTACTAATCCGTTAGCCTTCTGAAACTTTTTAACGGCTACTTCCGTTTTTGGTCCGAAGATGCCGTCTGCTTTCAGTTTTAATTTCGTTTGCAACTCTTTTACTGCGTCGCCTTTATCGCCTAGATTAAGCATCGGCAATTTCGGAGCTGCTGTCGCTTTTATTGGCGTCTTTACTTCCGCAGGCTTCGGCGGATTTAATAGCGCCCCTACTTTCGTCTTAAACGCTTCGAATAACTTTTCGTCATCTACGAAAGGCTTCGGACAGTTTTTATGTGTAACATCGTAATGCCTTACGATATCCTTCTCCGTTAGTTTATTCATTCGGCAAAGCTCCGCGAAGATTTGCGCAGTTTTATCGATTACGACTTGCGAAATTGTTCCGTCCTTTTCTACGCACATTTCAACGCCGATAGAGTATTTATTAGCGTTCGGAGCAATTTCGGGCACTCCTCGATATGCTACGCCGTTAATACGTTGTTGTACGTCGTTCGCATGATACGCCATTTCGTTTAGAGGAACGATATTTATCGCTTCCTTCTGATCGACGAAGATGTGCGCAGAAGCGTACGTAATCTTTTCGCTATCTCCGTCTTTTTCTTTACGGATATTCGTAGCGACTAATGTTTCGCCGAAATATTTCTTGTGATTCGCAGCACTTGCGCCTGGATTCGCCGTCCAATGAAGGACGAGTTTCTTAACGCCTAACAACTTAGTGCCTGGACGCGAATATTTATTAATCTGTACGAAATCTTCACGCCATAAAGTCGTCATTTTTATCATCTCCGTAGAATTTATTCGTAGTTGTCGGATTACTTAAAATACCGAGCACGACTAAAATCGAAAGTACCGAATTAGTTACGGCGTTATATTTGTCGGGGCTAACGTGAACTCCGAACGTCTGAAGAATAATTAAAAGCGAAGAAGCTACGGAAACCCATAATCCTACGTTTTTAAATCGTGGTGAAATTTTCATAATATCGCGCTCCTTTTTATAATCGTCCTGTAACGGTAAATGTTTCGATATCACTAGCGAATTCATTTCCGTTCGAACGTTTTAATACGCCTTGCAACGAATACATGCCCGTTGTTGATAAGTCCGTCGAAGTTAGAGTAACCTCGCAAATCCCGTTAACCGCGTCCGTTATAGTCGCGTCTTTAACGAAACGTCTGTCGCCCGCTTTGACAACGACTTGCACGGTAGCGCCGTTTAATGGGACGATAGCGCCACCGTCTTTTATCGATAATTCAAGTACGGTTCCATTGTCGCCGACTTTGATGTTCGCCATAAAACCGCCCCTTCCGTTATAATTTAATATCTATTGTTTTGCGCTCAACTACGTCAAGTTCGTAATTTCCGCGCTCAACTATCGCTAAGTTAACCGTTTGACCTTGCGCTATTTCTAGCGTTAAACTGATTACCTCGTTATATGTCGGCACATTCGGCAGGAAAGTGTCAACGTGATCAGACGAGATAATGACGTCATAAACACGCACACTAACTGCGGACGTCTTTCCGAAGCTTTCCGATAAGCCGACCGAATCTATTTTAAGGCTCGATATCGATTTATTTAGCGCGTCTGTTAACGTAATAGAATCCGATAATGTAACCGTCTTGCCTTTGAAAGTCGATATGGAATCCGTTGAGGCTATGACGTCATTTAGTCGCCTATTAATCGTTTCGCTATCGACGTCCGTGCTCGAAATGGAATCAGATTGAATCTTCGCCAATGCCTTCCGAATCGTTTCCGTAATTGCGATAGAATCCGATAAATTTACCGCGTTGCCTTTCGTTGATGAAACGGAATCGGCGCTCGATATGGTTTCGTTTAATAGTTTCGAAGATTGCTCGTTTTCCGCCTCGCCAGTCGCGATAGAGTCGATAATCGTTGCGGTGAAGCGTTTCGAGATTGAATCGGAAGATGTAATCGAGTCGGTTACGGTTTTTCGTGCGGTGAATTGGCGAGATACAGAGTCGGAAGACGGCACGGAATCAGATAACGATTTATAGCCCGTGAATTGCTTAGCGAAAGTTTCTGCGGACGTGATTGCGTCCGAAAGGGACTTCGTATAGGCGGTTCCACTTACTGATAAATCATCAAAAATTACATCGTCAAATCGAGCATTCGGATATTTGTATAAATTAACTCCCCATTTAGTGACGCCGTTTAAGAAAGATGGCGCCGTGCCTGTTCCGATTTGTGTCCCATTTATATAACAAGTTACGGTATTCCCTACTATTTTCATTTCCATAATGTCATTCGCTTGCGGAGTAACTGATGACGTTAGGATTGACGTAGAAGAACCTGCTTGATAATAGTAACAATCGTACCCGCTAGTCGTAGCAGAGAATACAATTTGGTTGTTTTGGTCTTGTATACGAGCCGCTAATTTAGGTTGATCTGTACCGCCTTTTGTAATTAACTTTGCTTTTATTTTCCCATCGGCAGAGCTAGCGTCGAAATGGGCAGAACTTTTTGCCGAAAGACCATTAGCATTTGGTGAATACAGGTACCCGTTTGAATCTACTCCGTACTGAGTTCCGTCCGTTGTAAGAACTACCCATGCTCTACTTGTTCCGCCGTAAGCTGAATCGGTATTTCCTAACGTAGTACTAGCAGTTCTATTAAATGAATCTGAAACAGTTATCGTCATCTAATCACCTACTATAAACCACTTTAAAATATCTTCATAAATCAACGTGCGCTCTTCACAAAATAATTTTAAATCAGTAACGGACATTTCGGATAAAACGGTGTTTGTTCCTACTAGAAACTGATCACCGATATCTAAACATACATAAGAAACATTAACGGGCACTTTAGGACGGAAAGAATTATCTGTGGTTCCATCGCCTGTTTTCTCAACTAAGTAATAATACATTAGCTAAACGTCACTTGCCACGTAACCTGAAGCGAATCACTCGAACTTGAAAGCGTAACTGCTCCCGTTAATTGATGAGCGAAAAGTGTGCCGCCAGTTGCTGCATTAAATAATCCTGCTTCTTGGACCGTTACTGTCGAAGTAATATTCGATAAGTTCGCTACGTATTGAATTACGTTTCCGCTTGGGTTCGAACGCGTTACCGCTACCCTTGCGTAACCATTTCCGACTAACTCCGTACCTAGCGCCGTATCGCCCGCAGCTACTGCCGTCGTACTTGTTCCGAATCCCATATGCGTTACTAATGACGTCCCCGCAGACGCCGAGTTTAATAGCGAAGCTAGCGCGTTCTTGCCTACCGTTGTAATGACGTTCTCTCTTTCTTCGACTAGCTCGCCGTTCTTATATACCCAAATATGACCCGTAACCTTTAATCCGTCTTTCATTCCGCTATCCCCTTTGCGATTTAATTTTGCGCAAATAAAAAGACGCCCGTTATAGGCGCCCTAATTTCCGACTAACTAAAATACGCAATCCCTATCGATACCACGAATCCGAGTATCGTAAGAATTGCGCCCCATTTGTAGCGATCATTCGCTTTTATTTCCGCTATTGCTTCTTTATTTGCTCGCGCCATAGATAACGCTTGTTCCGCCGTTCGGTTGGCGTCTGCTACGTCGCGTTTGATTTCGTTTAATTGGTCAATCTTCGTGTCTAATCGCGCTAACCATTCGCGGATATCTAGCGCTTGCTTAAGGAGTTCCGTAATTAATTCGTCTTTTTCGGGCATTTCTACGCTCCTTTCTGAAGGGCTAGCGCTATGGCATCGGCTCACCTTCGTCTCTTTCTATCGATTTAAAACAATGGTCTTTTTCGAAAACGTTTAGAATTCCGCACACGAATTTGCAAAAACGGCAGTCCTTTCGGATAACACGCTTACCCATTCGCGAGGACATCGTTTCGTCTGCGTCGCCCCCGAGAACTGCGTTAAAAAGCTGATCAATTGCGATAAGTACGTTCCATATATAGCGCTTCATCTTCGCCTACCAAACTACCGCGTCGACATCTGCGTTAGTTGTCGCCGATTCGACTAACGGCTGAAGCGTATTTCTTAGTCGGCTTATCTTCGAATTAATATGCGAAAAGACTTGCAATTTAATCGAATTAAATGTCGTCATGTCTAACGCAACGCGTTCGATTTTTCCGTTCGAATTATTTACGACAGTCCACTCGGCTTCCGTTATTGAGCCGTCCTTGAATAGCGTATCTGCGCCTTGAAAGTTCGCTTGCGCTTCGAGTGAGCACGAAAATTTATACGATGTTCCTCCGACCGTAAAATCGAATCCGTTCGTAATTGCGCTAGAACACGCTTCTTCTAGTTGCGACATTTTTGCGGATTTGAGCGTAGTTAAGTCCGTCGAAGTAACGTTAAGTTCGCGATACTTTTCGTCCGCCGATTTAAGTTGCTCCGATAGCGCCGAAACTTGCTCCGATAATGGTTTCTGATAAACTGGCGGAGCAGTCGGTTCGTTCGGATCGGGATACGAAAATTCTAGCGTTTTATTCGCAACGTTTACGCGATATCCGTTACATTCGGCGAAGTCTTGCGCGTGGTCTCCGAAAGCTAGTTCGATATAGTCGAAAGTGTTTCGGTTGCGTTCAGATAATTCTTTAAATACAACGATGTCGTCTTCGATTGTTGTTGCAACTACCGCGCCTTGTAATTCGCCTTTATCCTTAATGACATTACCCGTAGTTTTATCGAAATAAATTCTACGTCCTACTTGCATTTTTACTCCCTCCTATTCAATCGCAATCCATGTGTAAGTTTGGTTAGTTTGCGAAACTGGAATAGTAAATCCAGTACTTGTAATACTAGCAGGTGCGACATCCCCTTTAATGTGTTGTGCGACTGTACTTGTGAAGTTAGAACTATTGAAACCACCATTAGTCACTTTAACGGCTTTTGGGTAAACATCATTTGCGTATTCCGAATAAACCGCGATTGCAGTTACGCCTGATTGGTTTACAAAAGCGTAGATTAACGAAGGTTTAAAAGTTAACCCGGATACAGTTATAGAAAACTGATTTACAGTAGTTCCATTAATGTAAGTAAATGCAGAATTAAATGAAGTAGCGACCGCCGTTCCTGTTGCGTATCTTTTTCCGCCTAAACTCGCTATGTCTACCGTACCAACTACTCCGAATATATTAACGCCACTTTTAATATTAGAAGCGATTAAATCTGCGTCACCATTAACAACTCCACTTCCGTTATGGTAGCCGGCTGCTATCGTTTGGTTCGTAGTTCCTGGCGTAATAGTAACCGCTCCATTGTTCGGCATTGTTCCCGCCGTACCTGCGATTGTAGTCCCGGTTAAAACGTTTGCTGCGGGTACTGTGACCGCAGGCACCGTTCCGCTACCGTTATGGTATCCCGCAGGTATTGATTGAGAACTTGCGCTCGGCGTTATCGTTACTGCTCCGTTATTCACCATCGTTCCAGTAATATCGCCTGCATCCGTTGAAGCTGTTTTGCCAGAGAGAAGATCGGATGCCAACGCGTTACCGGACGCTCCTTCACCCTGTACGATAAAATTTCCGGTAGAAGAATTATAACGGAAAGTGTAAACACCGTTTGCTTTAAGATTCGTAATATCGGTCCCATTCGCTTTCTTTAATCCTTTTGCACCTAAACCGTTTACGTTAAGCGTTGAAGCCGCGGAACTGTCGATATTAATACGAACAGAAACTGCCATTCCGTCAACATAACCTGTAGGTGCGGGCGATAAAGTAACCGCGTAAATATTAGCCGAACCTGTCGTAATCCCATATCCCGGATGTTTAATAAAATCCGAACTATGCGAAGTTAATTGCGTATCTGAGTACGTTTTCGCGTTAGATTCTGCGGTATTTGCTTTCGTTTGCGCGCCTGAAGTCGTTTCAGCTCCTACATCGCTTGCCGTTAAACTAACCGCTCCTGTTTTACTATTAACGCTTGTTACCGGGTAAGTAACCGCAGCAAATTTTGAATCTGCGTATGATTTAGCGTTACTCTCCGCAGTATTTGCTTTCGCCTGCGCTCCTGCGGGCGTTTCTGCGCCATTATCAATTTCCGTATATCTATCTACGAAAAATTGCGTCGTTACATTCGTCGTATCCGTTGGTAACGTAATGCCTAATCTTGGCGTAGTTGCCATTTAATCCGCTCCTTTCTTGCTACGCTATTCTTTATATCTGCTTAACGTATCGAACGTAAGCCCTTTAGCCGTTAATGATCCGAATGTCTCGGCGTACGAAGTTAGTTCGCCGAAAGTCGTATACGTGAAGATATAGTTAATCGCTAAATGAGCCGGAATAATGTCGCGAAGGGCGTTCTTGCAGTCGTCGAGATTGGCGGGGATTCCGCGCTCGCCTACGAATTTAACGTTAACGGTGTAATGCGCATTGTCCTCCGTTACGTCAATCTCTCCGCCTGCATAAGCGCCTGCCACGTTCTTAATCATATCGACCGTTACCGTTCCAACTCCGCGAAGCTTCGATTTGATTACGCTTCGGCGTTGGTCGTAAGGCTTTGTTTCATCGGTCGTTAGTCCGCAAACGCGCTCCCAATTCGCAAGCCCCCACGTAGCCGTATCGATATAAAACTGCGCTAAGACATCCGCTATCTCTCCATTTAATGATTCAAGTTCGACCGCTTCCGAATGAATAATTGCGACTGATTCGCGATACTCCGAATATTCGCCTGGCAAATATCCGAGCATATCCGTCTCAATGTTACGCTCAATGTCCGTCCCTAATGGCTTCACGATAACGTCACGCTCCCTTTAATCGCTACACTTCCGTCGGCGATAGAGATGTTCGCCGTACCTCCGTTAACAGTTAAGCCCGAATAATCGAGAATAGCAGGCGTATCGAGTAGCACCGAAGCAATCTTCGAATAACGGACGATAGGGTCGACGAATGCTAGCGTTTTAAGGTACTCTGTTAATCCCGCTTCGAAGTCCGCCTTAGCCGACGCTAAGGTTGCGCCACTTGCTAGCGTTAACGTTGCGGTAACATTAATAGATACTTCCGTAGCTCCAACGACCGTAACCGTTGCGCCTATCGGTCGAACTGACGCGATATAATCGTTAGTGCTCGTTACAATACCTGAAACTGGCGCACGCTTATTTTCGTCGAGCAGAACGACCTTGACCGTGCCATTTCCGTTCCATAACGGATAAACTTTCGCGTCACCGATTCCCGCGACTGATTTCGCCCATTGCTTATATTCGTTAGCATTTCCGCTAGTTGCAGGCTCTTGGACCTTTTCGAAATAGCGCTCGATTAAGCTAGCGTCTGATTCCGTATCGATTCCGCCAGTAAACGGAAGCGCATTATTAACCGTTACAACGCCCGATAAGTTGCCGAGAACTAACGTAATTGAGCTTGCGACTGCATTTCCGCTTATTCCTCCGACTTCAGCTTCTGCGTTAACCGTTACTGTTCCGCTCGCTATCGTGCCTGCTGCCGTTGTTACGAAATAAACAGGCGAAGCGCCGTCCGTTGAAACTCGCGTACCTACGTCAATAAACGTCCCATTTACTCCGCTAAACGTTACTTGGCCCGTCGCTTTAACCGAAGGCTTTCGCGTTAATCCGATTTCGCCCGCACGCAAGTCGACATATTCCGAAGGCGTGCTATCGGAAACGAATCCGAAAGCTAGGACGTTATCAAGTTCGATATAAGCTTGAGCTAACTCAATCGCAGAAGGCGAAAGCATATCGTAAGTTACGGAACCTTCGCGCTTATCTACATCAGAAGGCGCGTTATCAAGCATTCGTTGTAATAAAAAGTCTTTCGTATTTCCTTCGTATCTCGTCATTAAATCGTCACCTCCCCGTTAAGTTCGTCACCATTGACCGTAACGACCTTAAACGTTACATATAGCGCGTCCCCTTCTTGTGATATGACGAAATCAACTACGTCAGAAATGCGGTCGTCAATAGTTAACGCGTCCTTGATTACTCGCGGAATCTCTAATTCGAGTAATTCCATCGGTAACTGTTGCGCGATTAAATCCTCGATTTCCGAGCCGTAATCATCGTCATAAACTAAAAAACGATAGCGAGCCGTTCGAAGGGCTTTTGCTACCGTTTGTTGGATTGCGGAATCACCGTCGATAAATCCGCCGATATATCCGTCTTTTAATTCGTATGTTTTCGTAGGGCTAACGCTATCACTAACCGATATAACTCTACTTTCATCGTCCTCAATCGGTGTTAACGGACTAAGCGCCATCGTAACTCACCGCCTTATCTATTACGTAATATCGTTGATCATTGTTCG